ATGGGTAACATGGATACGGACGGCGTGGGCGATGGTCTCGCGCAGCACACTAGGCAACGTGTAGTCGAGCTTACAGTGCGCAAGGCTAACGCGACCGAGTGGTTGCAATGGGCAGCAGCTAATGGGATTCACCCTGTAGTAATGGCATGGGTAGATAGATACCCGCAAGCCTTAGCTTCGTACCTCGATGGCGCTCAGAATGAGTTTATATTCCACCCTGCTAACCCGCAGGACAATGCGGTCTCACCTCGTACCCTTGAGATTAGTAGCCGTATCATCTGGCAGCGTGAGTACTTCGATGAAGATTCCCTTGTCGCTTCTCTAACAGGTGCAGCAGGTGCGCCGTATGCGGAGAGCCAAGCGTCATTCATTCGGTTCCAAGAGTCGCTACCCTCAGTGCGCACTATCATCACGTCCCCCGACACAGCGATGATCCCAGACGACGCAGGTGCGCGGGCGGTACTGACCTTCGGACTACTGGAGCATGTAGAGAAGGGCACGCTCAGCAATATTATGAAGTACCTACGCCGCATGGAGGAGGAGTTCCAAGTCATATTCTGTGTGACATTGGCACGGCATCCGTCTAAGAAGCAGATCGCCTTCACTAACCCTGACTTCGCACTGTGGGCAGCCGACAACGAAGACTTACTGTAAACCTATAAATTATAGGTTGGAGAACAACTATGTTAGCAGACAGAAAATTCAAAGCGATCAAAATCGGACTGATGCGCTCGAAGGAGTTTGGCTTACTACGCGGTGTGGCTATGCATGGTAAGACTTATCTCACTACTGACGTACCTACAGCGTGTACTAACGGACGGGACTGTTGGTTCAACCCTGACTTTCTATTCAAGCAGATAAAGAATGGGGACAAGGGCGCGGCATTCGTCTTGATACATGAGTGGTTGCACAAGGCAGGTATGCACCTCGTTACCTACCGCAGACTAGCCGAGCAAGATGCTAGGCGTACCAACATGGCGACTGACTTCTGGATCAATGACCGCATACAAGTGGCTGACCCGCAGCGCATACTGACCGAGATGCCTGTTGGAGATGACGGCAAGGCAATCGGACTGTATGACCGCAAGTACCACGAGTGGACGGTGAAGCGAATCTTCAACGACATACCCGAGCAGGAGGAAGACTCGGGCGGCGGCGGAGGATTCGATGAGCATGATTGGGAAGGCGCGAAGGGTTTGGACGCCAAGGAGAAAGAGAAGCTAGCGGACGACATCAAGCAAGCGATACGCCAAGGACTGCATGCCGATGCCAAAGCAGGAGCAGGCGGTCTACAAGACGCGCTCGGGTTAAAGGAGCTAGTCACGCCCAAGATAAGTTGGCGCGCGTTGCTGCGTATGTTTATGAACTCGACATGTAAGAAGAAGGAGCAGTCTACGTGGCGACGACCTAACCGTAGGTTCCTGCATCAAGATGTGATTATGCCTACGCTACAAGGTAACAGCATCAACGAGGCGGTGATTGCGCGTGACACTTCGGGTTCTATGTTCTTCAAGGACAGACTCAGAGATGTGACGAGCGAGATACTTGGTATTGTTAAGGCAGTATCTATCGACAAGATACACTTCATTGATTGGGACGGACAGGTGGAGAGCCATGAGATTTACTCCAGCGACGAGCTGACCACTGCCCCTGCTATGAAAACTGCAACGGGTGGAGGCGGCACTGATCCGACGTGTGTATCTGACTACCTGAAAGAGAAGGGCATCAAGCCTGACTGCGTAATCATGCTGACTGATGGCGAGATTAGTAGTTGGGGGAATTGGACTGCTCCAATTCTGTGGGCAATAACGAACGACCAAAAGATAACCGCCCCTGTGGGCAAAACAATTCAAATTGATTAAACCTATAAATTATAGGTTGGAGAAGAGTGATGAGTGCAATAGCAAACAGTGCAGTACTAGTGAAGTTGAACATAAGCGTATGGGGTGCGACTAAGCGTAACAAGCAGCTAGAGCAGGAGTTAGCAGCAAGCAAGAACGCTGACCCGCAAGCGACACGCCTGTACGACAACCTGATGGTAGGTTCGGTTGGGCACAAGGACATACAGAAGTATGCCGCCAATGTTCGGTTGTGGCATGCAGCTATGACCCTACCTTGGGACGACAAGGGTTATCGCCTGTGTCCTACGAGTTTGTTCATCGACTACAAGGCGCAACATAACTGGAAGAAGCAGGAGTTTGGGCGACTAATTGATGTGTTCGAGGACAAGTACTCTACCTATCGTGACGTTGCTAAAGAATACAGAGGCGACATCTTTAACGAGAACGACTACCCCCCTGTAAGGGAGATACTACAGAAGTTTGCATGGAACTTTGTAGTTGCGCCTGTTCCGGCTAGTGGTCACCTGTGCATAGACCTACCAGAGCAGGAGATGCAAGAGCTACGCGCTGCCTGTGATGACGAAGTAGAACGCAAGATACAAGACGCGGTTAAAGAGAGTGAGCGTAGGCTGCGCAAGGAGTTAGAACATATTAGTAGTAAGTGCGCGGTGGTTGGGGACGCAGACGACAAACGGTGGCATGATACTTTTGTATCTAACCCACTGGAGCTATGCCGTATGCTTAAGCACATGAATGTTACCAAAGACCCCAAGTTAGAAGAAGCACGCAAGAAGCTAGAGGAGATCATGGAGGGCAAGACAAAGGACATGTTCAAGGATCAGCCCGAGGTGCGTGAGGAAGTGAAGAAAGAAGTTGACGAGATAATTAAATCATACGAGTGGTGAGGAGAACAAAATGTTTAACAAATTAGTTAGAGTTAACGGAACTGTAGACGAGTTAGTTACAAAGATAAAGAACAACGCGCTTAACACCTTTGCAGATATGCCGAGTAATGTGCATCACTGGAGAGGAGAACATGAAGGGGAAAAGCGAGAGTTCGACCCCGAAGTTGTTTCTCGTTACTCAGGGGCATCAAAAGCGCATCGAATGGCATACAACCTACTACGGCATACCGCAGTAAAGATGCCGCAGCTAAGGTTCTGCGTAAAGCTAGACTACGAAGAAGTGTTCGACGGTATGTATGTTTTCGATAAGCTAGAGTGTGTAGGGCATGTGCACTATGAAGACACCGGGGCGCTAAACTTTTCTAATGCGCGCATTGCAGAGGACTTGCACCGCCGCAGTATTATGAAGACCGCGAGCCAGTCTAAAGCAGCGACTATACTTCGTAAGTATTTCTACGGTATGACTAAGGTGGAAACGATGCAGTCTATGGCAGGCTTAATGAAAACGGCGGTGTCCTCAGCGCACAGCGATACAATATACAAAAGACGTGGCGCAAAGCAGCGTATAACAGAAGAGTTGGAACGCGCGGTTTTTTCTGACTCTCAGCTATCGCAAGCGGTACTACAGTATTTCGAGGCTACCAACCAGAGTCATTTGATGGCGAAGTACGAGGACGCTAAGGACGACTTCGAGCTAGTCGAGGAAGCCTACAATGCGCAACGCTTAGGCAAGGGTCTGTATGTCCAAGCCGTAGGAGAGGAGTATCAGATGTGGCGTAAGGACTCGACTAGGGTGCAGACATGCAATCGCAACAGTATACCTATTAAAGTACGAGGTGCGTTAGGTATGCTTAAGTTGGCAGACGACAACAGTTTTGTAAATGAGGTAGGCTTCAAGATGGAAGCAGAAAGGTTTTGGATAGCAGAGGAGCTAGCAAATGAACTCAACAGTTAGACGCAGAGGCAAAGGTAATAAACCTGCAATGGTACACACTAACGTGCGACTACCAGAGTATGTAGTAGACTACTTCAAAGAGCATCATTCTAGTTACACCGCCGAGATACGCAATGTGTTAGAGGCGCATGTACAAGAGCTTCAGTCTTCTGCATTGCTTTTTGCTGAAGAGAACGACGAGTAACCTATAAATTATAGGTTGCCTGAAAGATTAACCCCGCCTTAGTGCGGGGTTTTTTTGTGCTTTACAAAGTCCAATCTATAAGCTATTCTTCTTGAATGGCGATGACTCCCGAGAAGAAAGTTAAGAATAAAGTAGTCCGCTTACTTAAAGAGTACGGCGCGTATTACTTTTTCCCCGCCAGTTACGGTATGGGCAGGAGCGGTGTTCCCGACATCGTATGCTGCTTGCAAGGGCGCTTCATAGGCATCGAGTGCAAGGCTGGCAAGAATAAACCAACCCCCCTACAAGAGAAAGAGCTTGCAGATATTATGAAAGCTGGCGGTATATCCTGCGTGGTAAACGAGGACAATATCTCCGAGCTTGAAACTATACTAACTACAGTGATGAGTAAGGATAACAACGATGGACTTATTGGTTGTCGACTTTGAGACCTATTACGCTAAAGACTACGGACTGCGTAAGTGTACGACTGAAGAATATATACGCCACCCCCTGTTCGAGGTTATCGGCGTTGCTGTTAAAGTTGTAAGCAAGAACTATCATCAAAATATAGCTTCTGTCCCAGTGTGGTTCTCCGGTTCAAAAAAGCAAGTGGCTAACTTTCTTTCTCAGTTCGATTGGGAGAACTCGGTTGCTCTTGCGCACAACGCCATGTTCGACATGGCTATTCTTAGTTGGCACTTCGGTATAAAACCTAAGAAGATCGCTGACACTCTAGCTATGGCGCGTGCCATTCACTCTATCGAAGTAGGTGGAAGCCTAGCCGCCCTCTCTGAGTATTATGAGCTAGGCGTAAAGGGTACTGAAGTACACGATGCAATTGGCAAAAAACGTTTGGACTTTACCAAAAAAGACCTCAAGGCGTACGGCGGCTATTGCATACAAGATGTGGAGCTTACTCACAAATTATTTAAAGTGCTTGTTAAGCACCTGCCTGTATTCGAGCTTAACCTTATAGACCTGACTATCCGCATGTTTAGTGAGCCTGCTTTAGTTCTTGATAAGGACATACTGGTGGCCCACTTAAAACAGGTTAAGGATACTAAAGAAGCATTAATGGCTAAGGTAACTCACGACAAGAAAAAGCTAACAAGTAATCCACAATTTGCTGAGCTGTTACGCACTTTCGGTATAGAGCCGCCCCTGAAGATAAGCCCTACTACAGGTAAGGAGACTTACGCGTTCGCTAAGAGTGACGAGGCTTTTAAGGCACTGCAAGAACATGAGAACCCAGAGGTACAGGCTATAGTTGCTGCCCGACTCGGGGTTAGGTCTACGATAGAAGAGACACGCACCCAACGCTTTATCGACATTGCAGAACGTGGCACGCTCCCAATCCCCTTGCGTTATTACGCTGCCCACACCGGACGGTGGGGTGGGGACGACAAGATCAATATGCAGAACCTGCCTCGAGGCTCGCAGCTTAAGAAAGCTATGTGCGCACCGGAAGGGTATAAGTTTGTAGACTGTGACTTGTCCCAGATTGAAGCACGTACGCTAGCATGGTTAGCCGAGGAAGAAGACTTAGTTGACGCCTTTGACAGAGGCGACGATGTGTATAAAATCATGGCTTCTGCTATATACGATAAGCCTGAGTCTGAAATAACCAAGGAAGAACGCTTCGTTGGTAAGACTACGATACTAGGGGCAGGCTATGGTATGGGCCACGCTAAGTTCCGCGCGCAGCTAAAGACTTTCGGGGTAGACTTACCTGAGGAAGAATGTGAACGCATTATACAAGTATACCGTGAGACCTACCCCGAGATACCTGCTTTGTGGAGAGCAGCTAACAGAGCGTTAAAAACCATGATGGACGACGAGGTAGAAGAGCTAGGTAAGGAAGGTATACTTACTGTGGAAGGCAATACAGGTATACGCCTACCCAACGGACTGTATATAAAGTACCCCAACCTACGAACGCAAGCCGCAGAGGAAGAGGGTGGGTACGACGAGACGGTTTACGACACCCGCAAAGGTAGGGCTATAATCCCTAACCGTATCTACGGGGGTAAAGTTATCGAGAACGTTTGTCAGGCATTGGCTCGCATTGTAATTGGCGAACAACTTCTTAGAGTTGCTAAGAAATATAAAGTGGTTATGACCGTGCATGATGCCATAGGCTGTATTGTCCCTGAAGAAGAAGTAGAAGAAGGCATGCGCCACGTCGAAGAAGCCATGAAGATACGCCCCACGTGGGCACCCGATTTACCCCTCAATTGCGAAGGTGGGTACGGAAGATCATACGGAGAGTGTTAGACGTCACAGGGGTTTTATGTCTTTTTCCCCTGTATACCCCAGCGGGCGGTGGGTAGGTTCACGATAGCCGCAACACCCGCAGTGTGCAACAGTAGCTCATCACTCGAACCTCTCTGTAGGTTTCGTTCTCGGCACTGTGTGTACACCGGCTAGCCCACGCTACGGGCTTCTTTTAAGCAGACAAACAAAGGAAAACAAATGAGCGGTAAAGGTAGTAGACGCAGACCCACGTTCGTACCGATGCACGAGTTCGGGGATAACTGGGCAAAAATCTTTGAGAAACCAAAACATAAGGAAGAAGAGAATGTTAACAGCAGAAGTGCCAAGAACAAAAATGAGCGACTCGAAGTTGCCGAACAAGCAGACAGCCCTACAGACACAAACGGGCGGGACGCACTATAAGAACATGGCTATTCAACCTGCCGAGTATGCAGAGAAGAACGGTTTGTCTCTACTAGAGGGTAACGTAGTAAAGTATATAACTAGGTGGAAGTTGAAGGGGCAACCCTTGTCGGACTTAGAAAAAGCTAAGCACTGCATCGACCTGCTAATCGAGATACACAACGTCAAATGAAAATAACAATAGAAGTAGATGGCGCCGATGCCGAAGAGCTTATGGCTATGCTGCAACGTGCAACCGAAGCGGTGGAAAAACTAGAGGCTATACTTCAGGAGTTTGAAGATGCTGATAAAGTGTAACGCCGTTGACCATCTGTATCTCATAGAGGACGACCCTGTACGCCCTGAGCTATTCGAGGATAACAGTGTGCGGTTTGAAGACCCGTTCCATGTGTACGCAGAAGTGAACGACGAGACAGGTGAGATAGCCGCAGTTGTTTGCACAATAATCTGTAGGTTTGTGCCGCAAGACGAGTACCAAATAAAACTTATTGGTATGGGGAAGCTTGAGCAGATCGAAGAAGAACTGGAAGAACGTGAAGAAATATACGGAGAGTTGGGTACTGTGCTATGCCCCTATTCGGTGTGGTCTTACCAACGGGGGCACGGTAGGAAGTTAATCAACAACCTGCTAGAAGCAGCACCTATAATGCACCCAGAGGTAGACGCAGTAATAACCATGTCTCCACATACGGATACAGCGTTACGTTTTCACATGCGCAACGGCGCGGCAATATTTTCGACTAACGCTAAATGCGTCAACTACGAGTACGAGGTGGAAGATGTCTTACTTCACTGACCCTATGGCTGCGCTAGAAGAGGCAGAGTACAGGGCAAAAGAAGAAAAGCGCACAATGTGTGTGGTGGAAGTTGAACCTAACAGGATTGTAGTTGTGTTGAAGAAAGAAGCCGTAGGTAGGGGCGGCATAATATTAGAAACGTGCGTTCCCTTCGAGGAGAACCACAACATATACGACTAGAGGTGCTAAAAATGCCAACAGCATATGCTAGAACAGATGGAACAGGACGTATACTAACGGGGGTTACAGCCCTACGGCCACTATCTAAAGAAGAAATGTACGGTGAAAGGGTAAACCCTTGGTCGCTTATATCGAAGGCAAGCCCCGGAAGAGAATGGCGCTTAGAGAATTTCTTTACGGAAGATAAGTACGGAGACTTAGTTTTTCGTGAGTTAGATAAGTATAACCTGCTTCTATGCCATGCACTCAGAGAGTTGAACTTAGACCACTCCCCAAAAGTAGTATGGGCGTGCGCTGCTAATGGCGTTAAACAAATTAAAATATACGACCACTACTTTCTACTCAGCGGTGGAAAAATATATAGAAGGGGAGGATGATTATGTTTGTAATAGATAGCTATGGTAGACACCGCCGTCTTTCGGCTAAAGAAAGAGCGCTTAACTTATTGAACATTGCGCTAATTAAAAGTAAGTGGGATAGCTTCGATGATGAAGCACGTATGCGAGCGACGAAAACAATACGCTGCTTAACAACACAGGAAGCGTACAGATGATTACCCCCGCGATGATGTGCGTTGCTATGGCAGTGTACTTTGAAGCAAGGGGGGAGCCGACAGCAGGACAGATTGCTGTAGCTCATGTAATTAAAAACAGAATTGAAGACTCACGTTACCCAGACAATGCGTGTGACGTGGTTAAGCAGGGGTACTACTGGAACGGTGTACCTATAAGAAACAAGTGCCAGTTTAGTTTTTATTGTGACGGTAGGTCAGACGACCCGAAGAACAAACAGGCATGGTTTAACTCGCTGTACATTGCGCACTTGAGTGGGTTCGTACCTGATATTACAGAAGGTGCAACCCACTACCATAGTACAAAGGTGTTCCCGCAGTGGGCTTACACTGGAGAAGTTACAACCAAGATACACAGGCATGTGTTTTATACGGGTATTAACTAGTGACCACTACTAAGATAGACATAGACACTGAAGAACAAAAAGACGTACAGCGTGAAGAGTTAGCGAGGCAAATAAAAGCGTACCTAGCTAAAGGGGGTAAGGTAACACAGTGCCCCCCACGCACATTCACGCCAACCGAAGGGCCGAAGAAAAGATTTGCTGGCAGCCAGTTTGATTCTTTAACTGACCCAACCAACCGAGACGTGGGTGCGATGCGCCCTACAAAAAACAAAGGCGGGAGTGAATAAATGTATGAATACAATTGCAAGATCGTAAGAGTCGTTGATGGAGATACCGTAGATGTAGATATTGACCTTGGTTTTGATACTTGGAAGTGCGGGGAGCGCATACGTTTGTACGGTATTGATACTCCAGAGTGCCGCACACGAGATGCAGAGGAAAAGGCTGCCGGACTCTTGGCAAAGGCGTTTGTCGAAGACGCACTGCACGTCGGAGGAACATACACCCTAACTACCAGAGAAAAGGGTAAGTTCGGGCGGTACTTAGGAGTCATCATGCTAAGCGGCAAAACTTCAATCAACGCAGCGTTAGTAAGCGAGCACCTAGCTGTACCTTACATGGGGCAGAGTAAGCAAGACATAGACGATGCCCACGCAGTTAACTACGAAATTCTAAAAGAAAGGGGTCTAATATGACAGCTTGGTCCTACAGCAGCTTAAGTACATTTAAGCAATGCCCTAAGAAATACTACCATTTGAAGGTAGCTAAGGACGTAAAAGACGTAGGTAGTTCCGCAATGTACTACGGGAACCAAGTACACAAAGCAGCGGAAGACTACATAAAAACGAACACGCCCATACCCGCTAAGTTCAACTATATAAAGAAGACCTTAGACGCGCTAAACAATATAGCGGGAGAGAAGCACTGCGAGATACGCATGGGGCTTGCCAAAGACGATAATCTTTATAAGCCTACTGGATTCTTTGCCAAAGACGTTTGGTGGCGGGGGATTGCTGACCTCTTAATAGTTAACGGCGAGAAGGCTTTTCTTATAGACTATAAGACAGGTAAGAACGCCAAGTATGCGGACACCAAGCAGCTCGACATGTTGGCGGGTGCTGTATTCGTGCATTATCCCGAAGTAAAGGTAGTTAAGTCTGCTCTAGCATACGTAGTAAGTAACGAGTTCATACAGAAAAAGCACACGGTAGACATGTACAAGTCTTACCTAAGTGTATTCGACGATGCGTTAGAACGGTTAGATGTAGCACAAGAGCAAGATGTATGGAACGCTACGGATGGACCGTTGTGTGCATACTGTCCGGTTACTAGCTGCGAACATAATAGGAAGCGATGATATGACTGGTAGCAAAAAGAGAGATTACAAAGCTGAATATGCCAAATACCAAGGCACCGAAGAGCAAAAGAAGAAACGCGCTCAACGCAACAAGGCTAGACGTAAGGCGATGCGAGAAGGCAAAGTGTCCAAGGGTGACGGTAACGACGTGGCGCACGTTAAGGCTATGGACAAGGGCGGCAAGAACTCTGATGGTACTAGAGTAGAAACAGCGAGTCGCAACCGATCCTTTAAGCGGGACTCTAAGGGCAACTTAGTGTCAGAGACTAGTAAGCGCGAGCGGAAAAAGACATCTAAAGCATGAAAATAGTTAACAACAGAGCAATGGTAATCAGGACTAAGCGCCCCCATTTAGTTACAGAACGCTTAAAGAACTACAAAGTAGCAGAGCAAGACGACGGTTACTTTAAACTAGCCCTGCCGTGGAGGTTACACGAGGCGCAGGTACTAAATAGCATAGGGGTTAAAAATGTACCCTCTCCTATTGGGCGTGAGTATGAGTGGTCAGGACGCCTTACTCCCTTTGACCACCAGAAGAAAACCGCATCGTTCCTAACGCTCAACAAAAAAGCTTTTTGTTTTAATGAGCAAGGCACAGGCAAAACTGCTTCTGTAATATGGGCAGCAGACTACTTGATGCAGGAAGGACTAATTAACCGAGTGCTTGTGATATGCCCTCTGTCTATTATGAAATCTGCATGGCAGGAAGACTTGTTTAAGTTTGCTATGCACCGCACTTGTTCCGTGGCCCACGGCGCATCTAACACGCGCAGGAAGATAATTAACGCAGGGTCAGAGTTTGTTATCATTAACTTTGACGGAGTAGCCGTAGTAAAAGAAGAGATAGAGAAAGGTGGGTTTGACTTAATTGTGGTAGACGAGGCTAGCGCCTACAAGAACGCACAGACAAACCGGTGGAAGATACTGCGAGACATCTGCAAGAACAAGGACTGGCTTTGGATGCTTACAGGTACTCCAGCAGCACAGTCTCCCGTAGATGCGTTTGGTTTAGCAAAACTAGTCAGCCCCAAGAACGTACCGCAATACTTTGGGCAGTTCAAAGACAAGGTTATGCACAAGGTTTCTCAATATACTTGGAGACCCAAGCCAGAGGCGAGCGCGATTGTGCACGCTGCCTTACAGCCGGCGATAAGGTTTCGTAAAGCAGAATGCCTCGACTTGCCTAAGGTTACTTTCGTAGACAGAGAGGCACCGCTTACTTCTCAGCAGGCTTCGTATTATAAAATACTTAAAGACCGCATGATGATGGAGGCAGACGGAGAGCAAGTTACATCGGTTAACGCAGCTACTAACCTCAACAAGCTCTTGCAAATATCAGGAGGCGCAGTCTACTCCGACGACCGCGAGGTTATTGAGTTCGATGTTAGCAACAGACTAAAAGTTGTTAAGGAAGTAATAGACGAGTCGTCACACAAAGTACTAGTGTTTGTACCGTTCACTCATACCATCGAGCTACTTAGCGAGTTTTGTGCTAAGAGTAAAATAAGCGCTGAGATAATCTCAGGTAAGGTATCGGTCAATAGACGAAGTGAAGTAATAAAAGACTTTCAGACTACCGACAAAATAAAAGTGCTAATCATTCAGCCTATGGCAGCTTCGCACGGTCTTACCCTTACGGCGGCTAACACTATTATATGGTACGCCCCAGTCACAAGCGTCGAGACTTATCTACAAGCTAACGCCCGTATAGACAGGCCCGGTCAGCACAATCCTATGACTATAGTCCATATAGAGGGTAGCGAAGTGGAGCGGAAGTTGTACAAGATGCTGCGCTCTAATATCGGCAACCACAAAAAGATAATTGATTTATACAAAAAAGAAATAGATACTTGACACTGTAAAATAAAGTGTTTTAAACTGGCTATCCTTTCAATTAGGAGGAGCCATGAAAGATTCAGCAGATAAGCTAACCAAAATCTACATTAAGATGCGGACGGCGGTTAGCGAAAAAGAAGACGAAATAAGGAAAATAAAAAAGCAGCAAGAGGTCGTAGTAGAAAAGCTGCTTGCGCTCTGTGAAGAGCAAGACCTCGATAGTCTGAGAACGTCCTCTGGCACAGTTAGCCGTAAGGTACAGACTCATTTTTGGACTAGCGACTGGGAGAGGATGCACGGCTTCATTAAGGAGCACGACGCCTTTCACTTACTCGAGAAACGAATTTCTACCCTAGCAATGAAACAGTTTCTTGAGGATAACCCTGACCTTATGCCTGTGGGTTTACAAGCCACCCGTAAGTATGTTGTTTCTGTATTAAAGCCGCGTAAAAAATGATTCGATTAAAAAATGAAAATGGGTGTTTCATACACCCACGGACCAACTCCCCCTGCGATTCGCTACAAGTAGTGATAGTTGATAGAGGAGAATTATCTAGGAGTTACTACGACAGTAATGGCTTAGCGTGTTGGTCTACCGGGTGTGCGCGACCTGATGACAACGTGCCTGATAGCAAGGTGCAAGCTGGCCGGTGCATGGACTGCACTAAAAGCGTTAAAAGCGGCGGGCATAACCGGGGCGCGGCGTGTAAGTTTTATACTGTTATTAAAGTATTACTACCTGAAGACAACATAGTTTGTGAGCTACGCATAAGCGCAAGCAGCTTATTTGCTAAAGAAACTAATAGGCTTGGGTGGTACAAGCACATCGAATACTTAGAGAAGAACCAAGAAGAAGTAGAAGATATTTTAACCGAATTATATCTCGTCGAACATTACAACTCGTACAGGATATATTTTAAACCCGTTCGACCTTTAGCCGAGGAAGAACTTGCGAACGTGAAGCAGCAACTAAAAGCGGCTTCGCAACCAACCAATCCTTTTATAGGAAACTCAGAGGAACTATACATGGCTAATCAATTTCACATAATCAAGAACGTTGAAGCTCGTTACCCGCGTCTGGACAAGCCGTACCGGTTTGACAACAAGGCAGGGAAGAACGGCAAAAGCGTCCCCTGCGACCCTGCCGAAGACGGCGCGCGTTACGAGCTAGACTTTAGTTTGTCTGCGGATCAAGCTAAGGGCCTGTATAAAATTATGCAGGACGCTTACACCAACGCTAAAAGTCGCGATAAGTCTTGGCCTGTTAAACTAGAGATGCCGTTCAAGAAGCAAGACGACGGTAGCTTTATAGGTAAGACTAGTCTGAAGGCAGCTTATAGCGGCAGTGTGACCGAGCCACCGGCTCAGTTTGATGCCCAGAACGAACGCCTTGGCGCTGACTTTATGCTGACTACAGGTAGTACAGTAAGCATAGCGGTCGAAATGATCCCGTTCAAGATGGCATCTACTGGTGTATCCCTTAGGCTCCGTGGTGTACAGGTGCTTGAGTATATCCCGTACAAGCCTGCGTCTCCTTTCGATGCGGTTGACGGCTTTACCGCTGACCAAAGCAAGGGCATGTTTGCCAAAGTTAGTACGGAAGCTGACGCTGAAGACGACGATGGCATGTTTGAAACGGAAGGGCAGATTACTAAGCAGCCTGATTTGTTTGACGACGAAGAAGAGGCGGAAGTTGCCGCGCCTGTTAAACGAAAGACAAAGAAAGAAGCTGCACCGGTCGAAGACGAAGAGATGTCTGACATCATTGACATATGGGGCGACGAAGACTAATGAGCTATGGCTACACAACGAGGCTGGGTAGCCTAAACAAATTAGCTGATAGCTCTATGCTCGGGGTAAAACTTGGTCGCGTGTGCATCCGGAAGGAAGTTCCCGCCGCCCAAGTTGCCAGTCAACTGGGGGTAAGCAGGCAGACTGTTTACAACTGGTTTTCAGGAGTGCACACGCCTAGTAAAGAACTAACAGCTAGCATTAAACAACTAATAATAGAGTATAAAAAATGACTGACTTCAACCTCATAGACTATGTAGTCCCTACGGGCGGCTATTACTGTGTGGTTGGCGCAGGCTCAGGCTTCAAATCAGAGTATACAAAGGACCGAGCAGAAGTAGACATCTTAGTCGAGCAGTTCGTTAAGCAACGCAAAGATGTTTACTTCATGTTAGGTAAAATTACAGAAGCCGGAAGCAGAGAAGCAACAAACGTAGAATCTTTGCAGTCTGTTTGGGTAGACATCGACTGCGGTACAGGTAAGGCCAACGATATAGACGATACAACGGGCCAACCTAAGGGGTACGAAACTAAGAAAGAGGCGCAGCTCGCGCTGAAGGAGTTTTGTGAAACTGTGGGGTTACCTTTCCCCGCTGTAATAGATTCTGGGGGTGGCATACACGCATACTGGGCGCTAACTGAAGAAGTGCCAAGGACGCGGTGGCTACCCATCTGCAAACGTTTGAAGCAAGTCTGTGTAACTCAAGAGTTTTACGCCGACCAAAGAGTATTTGATGCGTCTCGCATCTTAAGAGTACCGGGGACCTTTAATCAAAAGTACGATCCTCCTGCTCCAGTAACTGTTATACGCCCAAACGATAAACGAATTACACCCGACGACCTAAGAGAAATACTAGGTGTAGATTCTGAAGCTGAAGAAGTAGAACGCGGGGCAGTAGCGCTAAGCCCGCTTGAAGAATTGGAATACTCAAATTACACTAGCGTGTTCAAACGCATAGTTACACGCAGCGACGGGTGCTTACAGCTTCAAGATTGCATCCGGACTAGGCAATCTTTAGAAGAACCACGTTGGTTCGACGCGCTATCAATTGCTAAGTTTTGTAGCGACAGCATGAAGGCGGCGGTCATCTTATCAGAGGGTCACCCTGATTATTCTTTTGAAGCAACGCAACGAAAGATGCACGGTATTAAAGGCCCGCATTCGTGTACGGAGTTTGCTTCGCACAACCCTGAAGGGTGCAAAGGGTGCCCGCACAAAGGCAAGATAAAGACCCCCATAACGCTAGGGCAAACGGTTAAAAGAGCTAGTAATAGTGTGGGGCCTGTTAAGTATCGCCCTCCTTACTTAAAAGGAGAGAACGGCGGCATCTATGTGCAGGATAAGGAAGGCGAAGCGCACTTTGTGTACGAATATGATTTCTATATAAGCCAACGTATGACTGACCCTAACGATGGCGACGTGGCTATAGGGGTCGTATACCTCCCTAAAGACGGCAAACGAGAGTTTACTATACAGAATGAACAGCTAGATTCCAGAGAACTTACAAGAGTGTTAGCTAAGAACGGTATCCTAGCAGACAAAAAATCTACTCCCCATTTGCATAAATATGTCATTGACTCCATTAAAGCATTGGGCACAGAAAAGGCAGCAGATAAAATGCGCGTACAATTTGGTTGGGCAGACGGAGACACTTCTTTTATCGTTGGAGAAAGTGAAATAAAAGTAGACGGTGTATACCACTCGCCGCCTTCTACTGTTACTACCGTATACAGTGACTTCTTACAACCCCGGGGGTCTTACGAGAAGTGGCAAGAAGTATTTAACATGTACAATAGGCCGGGGTTGGAGGTGCACGCCTTTGCTGCGCTTAGTGGGTTCGGCTCTGCCTTACTTAAGTTCACGGGGCAGAAAGGGGCCATCATAAACTTAGTCCACCCCCACGCAGGCACAGGTAAAACTACAATCTTGCGTATGGCTAACAGTATTGCGGGTGACCCTGAGATGTTGCTAGGTACTCCAGACGACACCGCAGTCGGACGTATAAACAAGCTAGGCACGTTGAATAATATAGTTAACACTATGGACGAGCTTACTAACTTAGACGAGACAGAGGTAGGCAAGTTTGCTTACGCTGCTTCGCAAGGCAGGGGTAAAGAGAAAGCCCAGATGCACATAAACGCCAACCGCAAGAACGAGATTACGTGGCGTAACATAACCTTGTCTTCGAGCAATTCCTCCTTTTATCAGAAGCTAATGAGCTTGAAGAACGCACCTGATGGCGAGCTGATGCGCATCATTGAGTTTACCATTGACTACCAAGGCGTGGATGTAATTTCTACGGCGGAAGGTAAACAGATGTTTGACCACCAGCTAAGCCAAAACTTTGGGCATGCAATCGTACCGTTTATTCAATACGTTATGGCGAACCCTGAGCACATGAAAAAGACGTTGCTTGGAGTGCAGGCTAAGATAGACAAAGAGCTGAGCCTAACGCAACGGGAAAGAAACTGGTCTGCTATTATAGCCTCGAATATAGCTGCGGGGGTATTGGCAGTGGAAGCCGGTATCATAGAATTCGACATGAAACGCATATTCCATAGAGTAGCACCCGAAATTAAAAAACTGCGTTTGGAAACGGTAGCTCCGGTAAGCGACTGCTTTGCTTTGATAGGTGAGTTTATTAACGAGCACGTGCCTAACGTTCTATCCATCGACGCGAAAGCAGACGCTCGTTCGGGTAAGACTAAGCGGCCTTACTTGGAGCCACGAGGCGCACTTTATATACGCGAAGAGCCAGACGCAAACATAGTGTATATAGCGGTGAGTAAGCTGAGGAAATATTGGGACCTTAAGCAAGTGGACTACAACCGCACTATTGCTGAGCTGAAAGCCAAAGGTTGTTGTATTAAAGTGTATAACAAAGATATGGGTAAAGGCATGCCTATGACCACAACTCCCACTCGTTGTGTGTGGCTTGATTCATCTCATCCAGAGTTTATCGGGGCAAAGACAATAGCTAAGGAAGCAGACAATGCTAGTGGAGAGAGTGAGCTACCAGATTAACTGGAAGAAGTTTAAGGCAGGGTGGTCGTTCTTTGTGCCCTGCCTACATCCCCCCTCCGCACGAAAAGAAATACTTGAGGAAACCAAACGTTTTAAGTTTAAAGTGGTTACCAAAGTAACAATAGAAGACGGAGTGCGGGGTCTTCGGGTATGGCGAGTCTAAGCTATAAACTCGTCTAAGAACCTTTCATTAACGGCGTCACGCAGTCCGGGGTTTATTCTTAAGCCCAACACTAAGTCTCGCTCATAAGCTTTCTTCGCTTTATAAGAGCGCTGTAGAGTCTTGTTGGTTGCAATGCCGGGGAATTCTAGCATGAGGTCCATAAGTTTTTCGTTGGCTTCTAGCATAAGCTCTGCGTCGCCGTTCTCTACCCCTACGTAGTACTTTTTCTTTATAGCCGCTAGCCTATCAAGCTGCTTAGCTTGGAAGTTTAAGCTGATAGAGCGGTTTTCGTAGAGGCTAGATACGTCAGCGGGGCTAAAACCAAACGCTTGCATGAACAGAGTCCATCCGCTTAGGTCTGTATCTAACTCCTCGCCGCTTCTAGTCCTGACGCCTTCTTTGTAGTACCGCGCAGTTTTGACTAAGTTACGTGCCGCACTTGGGGTTATGCCCTCCAAGAAACGAAAGTACTCTCCATCCGCCAGCGACTCCATCGCCCGCCCTGCGCTTAAGAAATAGCTACCTACCGGACCCGTACCCTGTATAGCAGCCGTTAGTACATAGCCATTCTGCTCTATACTGTAAGGGTCTTCACGGAATAGCATGCCGTTTGCGAGGCCAATACGGTTAGAGAATTCTATGTTAGTTAAGTAGTTAAACGGACCTTTGTAGAAAAACTCGTTAGTAGCCGCACGTATTTCTTCTTTAGCATTAAAAGGCTCGTCGTCATCGTCAAACGGATTCATAGCTTCTAGTATGTTTGCAAACGTTGCCGCTGCTCCAAAGAAAGGCAAACCGTTTATGCCCCCCAACGCTGCACTGGTAGCATAGATACCTAAAAGCTGCTTACGTGCTTGAGTACGTTCTGGTCCGGGTACGTTAGCCACTGAATCATAGAAACCCATACCGATAACACTGGCGCTGTTCCAGATAAAGCTCTTAAACGTAAACATGACACGCCCAACAGGGTGCTGCATTAAGCTTGGACCTTCCGCTGCCATACCTGTTGTATGCACATCTATAACAAGGTTAACCGCTTCCGCCGCTGCCTCTGCGTCTGACTTGCCTTTTTTCTTTGCGAGGTTAAATGTTGCCAGTGCTGAAGTAGCACGACTGTATTTCTCTGCGCCAGAGAACGGCACGCTAAGCAAGTTCATAGCTTTGGCGGCTTTTGAGTTGTAGTCAACCGTGTCCTTCCGTGCGCCTTCTAGTATTTCTCTACTCAACGTATGTTGGAGTTGCCCTCGGTCGTTCAAGGCGTCTAACAGTACTTTGTACTTGGGGTTTGTTTGCCACTTGTACTCTATCAAACCATCTTTTTGTTTGGCCTTAGGAAGAAACGAAGGTAAAGCCTCTTGCATAGCACTAAGTAGTACAGTGTTAGCGTCGTTAAAACCATAACGAGATATGAGCATTGGGTAGGTCAAAAGCAATATAGCACTAGTATTAATAAGCGCAGACGATGCGTTACCTAAAAGGAAAAGACTGTACGCTCCTGTAGCAAACAAGCCTGTTAACTTGGGGTAAGTAGGATTTGTAATAAAGTCTTTGCGTTTTATTATGGCGTTACGCACTTCTCCAGCAAACCCGCCGGGATCGCTGCTGTCTATTTCACCCATTGCTAGTTCTATTTGTGGCGCGTACTCAAGAGCGTTTAGTTTGTTAGCCACACGCGTAGCAGTATCAACCCACCCACGCACTAAATCTTGAGATTCACCTTTTACTCCCTCGTACTTCAAAGTGTTTTGCAATATAGATTCTTTAGGCATGAACGATAGATGCGCTTGGTATATCTCGTCTCTGTATTCAGGAGGGACGGATTCCATCATTCTGCGTATTAAGCTGTCCGGCGGGTGGTCCGAAGAGCTGTACGTAATTTTCTCTAGCTTGTCAGAGCGTTTAACGTCCCCTTTTATATCGGCTTTGTTAGCGTCTTCAAACTGCTGGCGCTGGCGAGGCGATTCAAAAGACGTGGCGACACGCTCCCCGCTAGCATCAGTGTACTCTAGGTAGTAGTCCCCAAATCTTTTAGACGGCACATAGCCTATAAGCGGTGCGCTTTCCTCAAATAGTTTTTCAAGTGCGGTTCTCTGCACTTTGTTTTCTGCTCGGCTTAGCACTAGTTCTTTGTAGTTCACCCAGTCTTTTCTAAGCGTGGTGCGTATTACAGAGTACGCTTCCTGTACTTCTGTAGGAAGGTTTTTTAGCTGACCCTCTAAAGTTGCGAACTGCCTTTTCTGCTCAGCCGTAAGGGCGTTCCTGTCGAACTGGTTATCAATACCTAGAAGGTCGAACCCCCGCCGCTTAGCTTCTTGTGCTATCGTGTTTAGCTTAAGCATCTGCTCAGGGAACGCCTTCTGCATTTTCTCAAGCTCTCTGTATACTTTCTTTACTTCTTCAAGCTTTTTGTCTCTTGCACCCTGCCGCCTCATAATAATGTCTTGCAGTGCTCTAACCTTTTCGCTAAACGCAGGGAACTTCTTTGCCGTCATTTTTATAAAGTCTTGCAAACGGAAAGCGCTTAGCACCTTAGCTGTAAGCGTACCACCACCATCACTGCGGTATACCCTAGACATAGCATTAGCTAGGTTATCTACTTTCTTACCTACAAACGCAGGAGCACTTGTAAATATTTCAGCAGTGGCATCCATCGCCATCTTTGGCGTGCCTAAGAAAAACTTATCCTGTACCGTAGGTTCTACACCTTGCGACACGTCAAGCACTTGGTCTATAAAGTCTAACCCCTTAGTGTAAGCACTCTGACCTTTGCGGAAACCAAAGAAGTTAGCTATGGCATCCATTATGGTTTGCCACATGGTCTTACTTTCGGGGGCTTTAATCTGCTTTAACAGAGCTTGAAACTCAGGGTTACCAACTAGCTCAGCAGCAAACTCTTGTAGGTTCTGCCCGCCGTAAGCGTCACCCATCTGTGACTTTATAGCAGAGAAAAACTCAAAGAAGTCTTTAGTAATTTGTAGGTCGGGGTTACCCAGTGCCTGTACAAGTGAAGCATGCCCACCCTCGTGTAGGAAAGTATGCTCGTTCATACCTGTTACAGGGTCTAGCGTAATTACATTAGTCTCAGCATCGTAGAAACCGCTTGTACCTTCTGGGGTAGCACCAACAACTATTTTAGTCTTAAGGTTCTGCGCGCCTATCTTGCGTAGTATGCGCTGTATTTCTACGGGCTGTGAAGGTATGAGCTTGTTTAAGAGGGGTGCAAACCTACCGTTTGACGCGAGGCGGCTTATCTCAGGACTGAAGGCAGCGCCCTTATAGACTGGCGCGTTCATTTGGTAGGTATCAATAGCCCGCTGGTACGCGGCGAGATGCGCGTCTGTAACGTTGGCGTTGTCTTCGTTCATAAACCAGTTAAACGCTTCGGTTATACCAGAATCACGCAACGCTTTAGGTTTTCTCAGGTTCTTTGTTTGAGAAATTGCTAACTGCTTAATACCAATGTCAGTAATCTTACTATTGGGGAAGAACTGAACGCTTTGTTGCGGTATGTCATCCCCAGTATTGTCAATTTTTGTTTCTGCTGGCTTTGCCTTTGCCTTTGGCTCTGGCTTTGTCTTTGTCTTTGTCTTTGTCTTTGTCTTTGTCGCAGTAGTCTCTGTAGTAGCAGCATCTGCCGCTTGAGCGGGTGCAGGTCTGGCGGGGTCTAGCTCCCGTAAGAAAGTCTCAATGGCGTCTATGTTCTTACCAGACTTACTCTTCTCAGCTACCTCTGCTAACGCGCTAATAGCTGCTCTACGCTGCTCAGGTACAGCCAAGTCTCTGCCCGCAAGCGCTTGTTTAGTAGCTGCATTGACAGGTATGCTTCGCTCTCGAAGGAACTTATTTAGGTCTGTACCGACAAGAGGTGCACGAGTTTGTTCACCCGGCAGTTGTCTTGTTAGCACGTCTCCTTGTCTAGCTTCTTCCGCAGGCGCGCGGTTGCGTATTATTTCTGCTTCGGCTGCTACTTCTGCCGCTATAACATCCGCAGTGGGGCGCGGTAAGTTTAAAGCATCTCCCGCCTTGTTCCTTGCATCGGCGTAGCGCGTCTCGACTATAGATTCCGCCTCACTTATAACGGCTGCTTCACGCTCCGCTGCTAAGTTAGCTGTTTCTTCTGCGCTAGGCTCGAACGAAAATGCAGCTTGGTCTTGTTTTAATACAGCTTTATTTTTAGCTGTTTTAATTGCGTTAGCTTCTTTAGTAGCGGCAGCTACCCGAGCTTTTTCCGCAGCAGCCTGTGCTTTTTGCAGCTTATTTAAATCTGCTTTTTGTTTAGCAATTTCTTTCTTTTCAAGGGCTTGAAGCTCTGCGTCTTGGCTTGTAACAGCCCGAGTTAGAGTGCCTTTAGCAGTGAACATTTCGGTCTGTCTTTTTAGCTGGGTAGCTAAAGCCGTTGCCTCAGCAGCGCGGGCTTCCTTAACTTCTTTCCAGACGTTAGCAAACTCAACTGACTCTTGAGTTTTATTAGCTTTGCTTCTGCGTTTTGCTTCGGCTTTAACTTCTGCGTCAGTAAACTTAGCAACGGGAGTTGCGGGAGTAAGTTGCTCTTCTCTTAATTGCCGGGGGTCAGGGCCTTCCGGTATAGGAGCATCTGGAAACATATCCCGAGTTTCACCAACGGGGGTCTGCTCAATCAATGCTTCTTCAGCAGCTTTTTCTTCCGCCAGTTCTTTTTCAGCTAGCTCAAAAGCTTCTTGCTCGAGTTTTTGGGCAGACTTTTCGCGTGCGCCTTGCACGCCACCGCCTGTACCGCCAAATGCTCCGCCAGCTACGGCACCGCGAACAGCACTCTCCATGATGCGGTCAAACTCTTTACTACCAAATATATCGGGGTTGTCGTCTATGAGTCGCTCGGCAGCAATGCTAATCGCTTCTTGCGCACCTTCAGTAACACCTTCTAACCCAAGACCTTTAGCAAGCCCCACACCAGCGGAACGCAGTACGCTTGGCTTCATGCCCGACCTTAACAACAGTTTTCTTGTTGCTTCTGCTTTAACAGGAGCAGAGATATTTCTAGCTATAGCAGCAGGAAGAATAGAGTCTAATGAAGCTGCGGCGGCACCAAACAACAAAGCAGTGCCGGGAGCAAGCTCTCCAGTTTCTTGGTAGATATTTTGGAATACTTCAGGGGCGTTAAGGGCATACGAACCAAAGGCAGCACCTGCGAATTGTCCGGCCGCCGATTGCTTAGCAACTAGTTTAGCGGCCTCTCTCTTAGCTGTTTCGGTAGCAGCTTTAGTAGCTAACGCCCGTCCACCTAGTAACGCGGGTGCGGCTGCACCGCCAGTAAGAGCGGTACCAAGAGCCATGCCGAGGTTAGGGACTTGCTCACCGACTGTTTCAAGCACGAACTTAGCAGCGTCGCTCACACCACCCACATCTTTATAGCTCTCAAAGACAGGTGCAGGAAGAGCCGCTTCTTTAACCGCCGCTTCTTCTAGCTGACGTTGTGCGTACTCATCAGCGCCTACAGCACTCCCCACCAGTGCAGGGATAATGTCTGTAATCGTAGAGCCAAACCGCCCAGCGCCACGCTCCAAACCAATGCCAAATGCTTCACCTAGGCCAACTTCGGGTTCTGGAAGTGGGGGCGGAAGAAATTGTTTAGCTATTCCAGCTAAGCGGGTAGCCGCTTCTGTATCCCCCGCTGCATCAGCATTTCGTAACGCATTAAGGACTTGTTGTAGATTGGCTGCCATATGCTAAGTGCTCGGAGAGTATTGGTCTATAAGTGCTTGGTCTGCTTCAGATATTCCCGGCTGCGCCTCCAAACCTCCCATGCCTCCAACTGAACTAAAAACAGTTCGTAAGTGTTCTTGCACTAAGGGTCGCAATGCTGCTGCTACGGCGGGATCACCTACAGTTGTTCCGCGTTTTTTGGCCTCTGCTTGTGCAGCCATAAGGTACGTGTTGTTGTTGTTTATAAATTCTGCAACTATGTCTGCTTGCGCTTGGCTTAACCTAGCACCTGCCGCAGCTTCCGCCGCAGCTTTAGTAGCGCTTATCTGCTCACGCCTTACACCTAACTCTGCGTCTAGCGCTTCCTTTCTGTCTTGACGGGCTTGCTCAGCGGCTCGTAGTCTAGCAGATTCTTCTACAATCTTAGCACCTTCAAAGCCTTTTGATGCGCCTGCCCCGCGTCCTAATATTTGCGCAATGCTAGCTGCTGTAGATGCGTAAGGTTTAGCTTGCTCCAATAATCCTGAGAGACCTGCACCACGTCGCGTGGTCCTATCACCTCCTCCTCTTGCAATCCTTGCACGTTCGGCTGTCCTTTCCTCTGCTGTCATTTCAGGAGCGTCAGGGAACATAGCTCTTAGCGCTGCTTGCTCTCCCTCGTTCGCATCTATAGCACGGACAAAACCTGCGGGGGCGTCGCGGCGGAATATGTCTGCTTCAGTTGGCACAGTAACATCTGTGGGAGCTACCGGAAATTCTTCGCCTATAAGAGCATCTGCTACTTTAGCCCCAAGCGCACCAGTAACAGCCGTCCTTCCGGGGCTAAACTGTCGGGCAGGCCCTTTAAAAGGTTTAATCGGGAAAGAACCCGGAAGTATTTTGTCATAATTTTGCTTAGCTGGGTTAGGAGTAGTCACAGCTTTTGCAGCAAGGTCTCTAGCTTTTTGCAGTGCTGGCGCGCCATATTTCTTGACTATGGGCTGTAAAGCTTTGCTTGTCATTCCTAAAAGCTTAGGACCGCCGTACGCGGCTAAAATAAGATTTGCCGTTGCTACCACTGGGTCATCTTTGAAAGGCTCTATAATATCGCTGGGAGACATCCCTACGTCCATTATTTCTCCTTCTGTTAAATCTACTCCTTCTAAAGATTCACGCTCTG